GACTCTATACTTCTTGATAATCTATTAGCAAATAAATTTTCTCTAAAGTTTCCTGCACCTGAACCGAATGGTCCAAGTTCACCAACTACATCTACTGTCTCCATTGCAAATACATCAGGATATAGTAATGCTAATTCATCATCTGATAAATTAGGATTTGAACGTCTATATAAATCAATTCTTGTTTGCTTATCTAAGGCAGCTTCTGCTGCTGCTTTACTTGCAGCTATAGAATCTTTTTCTTTCTGTTTAGACTCTACGGCTACATCTTTAAGTAGTTTATTAACTAAAGTACTAGCATTTTTAATATTGTCATATCTTACACCCATTGAACCATACTGTTGTTGTATCATCTGCAACATTGTGTAAGCTGCTTGCTCTTCGTCAATACGTGGAGCTTCAACTACTAAGTCTGCTCTAATTCTTTGGTCTTCTTGTTCAATGTCTACATCTAACTCATTCATAAAAAATTGTTTTATTTCCCTAGCTCTTTCAGGTGTAAAACCGTAAACAGTAGGGTCTACTGCGTTGCCCTCTGTATCTACACCATAAAAATCTAATAAAGCACCTGCAATTTCTGGTACATTAGGTGTTCTTCCTTCTGAGTTGTGTACACCCATTGCAGTTTCTACAGCTAATTCTGTAGCCTCATCAAATCTTCCAGGGTCAAATGTTGTTGTTAAATATCCTGCATTTACTAATTTTCTTTGTAAAGATATAATTTCTGTATCACTAGAAATAAATTGTCCGAATATAGAATCAGCCATATCAGGAAGATATACAGGATAATCACCATATTTATCTTCAGCTATTGTTCCACCTTCTTGTCTAGCTTTATAACCTAGTGGGTATCCTGGTGAATCTAGTCCTAAAAATTTTACATTTACACCTATGCCAATAAGATAAGCAATAGTATCTTCATAGTTAAGAGGTAGTACTGGGCTTAATTCACCATCATCAGTTCCCCTGTACTTTGCAAATTCTATTGACTTTCCACCTGGACTTCCAAATATATATTGAGGTGCAGGAGGTATTGCATCTAGGTCTTCTTCTGATAACGGACTAACAAAAGAAACAGTATCTGGGTCTAATAACGGACCAACCCCTCCTAAGGTATCACCTGGTTTTCCTCCTATATATCCAGTGCCTCCTCCTATTCCAGTAAGTCTTCCTGCAAATCCATCAGCTACATCACCTTCTACTTGTGCATATCCTTGTTCTATAGCATTATTAACTTCTCCTTCAGAGACTTGAAGTGACTTTGACAATGCCCATATCTGATATTCACTAAATGTTTTACCTTGTCCTGCAAGTCTTGCTATATCATCTATGTCGTTAACGCCTACTATCTCAGGACCTGTTACTGCATTTGCTTCTGCAAATTCCCGTTGTTGTTGTCTATCACTAACTTGTTTTCTTCCTTCAATTAGCCTTTCAATACGCCTAGAATCAATATTAAGTTTCTTAGATAAAGCAAAAGCCTGCGACCCAGTAAGAGTATTACCACCATCTAAATACTGTATTACATCACTTATGCTATCTATGTCTTCATATTTCACGGTAAACCTGCTCCTTCTTGTAATAGTTTACTAACATTTTCTTGTAATTGTGGTCTAAAAATATCATTGTATACATAATAAAATTCAGGGTACCTAGTATACAACTCTCTAGCTTTTTCTTCTAATGCTCTTCTAGCTTCATACCCAAAATAGTTTTTATCAGAAACATTAGGACTTCCTTGCTTTTTCATAAGTCCTTGTCTAAATGTATTAAGCGATTCTATATATATTTTTGTTGCAAGTACCACTTCATAATCTTGTGGTATATTTGGGTCTTCTATCATTCTTATTAATTCTCTCTCTAGTTGGTCATAGTCTGCAGTTCCTATAGTTCTAGGCATTACATCATACCCTGGAAATATTTCAACCATTTGTCGATTAGCTCTACTAAGAACTTCGTTTCTTACTTTATCGCTTTGAATATACCCTCTTTGTCCTGGTGTTGATACATTTCTTCTTAGGTTTTCTATAGCAAACTTTCCTGCGACTTGATTATATAATAATGCCCAGTCTTTTAGTGTTAAGTCTTGTCTAGCTACCATACCAGTAATGTTATCTTCATCAAATGTGTTAATAAATGCTTCATAACTAAACTCATCTATAGGTACATCAGGTGTTAAATAGTAAGCAACATTTGGATATTTTTCATAAGCATACTGAGTTTCTTTATCAGTATTTGCAAAGTCTATACCCTCTACTGTATAAGGAGTTCTTGTAATTTCTTTAGACTTTGATATAAGTAGAGCAGTAGGGTCGTAACCAAACAAACTAGAAAACTCTTGTACTGTTGCAACTTGGTCTCCTTTATTTTCTGCATATATTCTGTAGTAAGCATTTGCTAATACGTTAAATGCAAAGTATCTGCCCTCAGGGTCTAAGCCTAATTCTTTTGCACGGGCAGGGTTCACATGTAAATCACCACCTGGTGATACTGCAGCTTCATATCTAAAACTACCACCAGTAAGAGATACACCTTGAATAGCACCTCTCATAAATGTCATAAAAGTTGCTTGTCTTTTAATTGTTCTTAATGCTGTTAATAAATCATCTTCACTATTTATTACAATATCTCCTGATAGTATTTTTGCTCTTAACATATCTTTAGCTGTGTTTGAGTATGCTCTATTCCATTCGTCTGTTCCTGCTTCAAATGCACCAAAAATCTTTTGTACCCAAGATGGAACGAAATTAGATATAGTGTCACCTTTACCAAAAGGAAATATAGTTTCATATATTGCTGATTTCTCTTTATCATTTGGCAATAGAAACCTTGCAGGTATTTGTACTGCAGGACCTACTCCAGGTATAATCCCACCTGCAACAATGTTTGCTGATGATGTAAAACCTACAGTTCTCATTCTTACATCTGCTCCTACTTTTGGCATACCTTCTTTTATAAATTCGTTGTTTATAGGGTCATTACCTTGCAAAGTATTATTTATATTTTCTTGACTTGTAGAAGGCTTAGAATCAATAAAAAAATCATTATTTATTTTTTGAAATATATTATTTAACACTGGGTCTGCTACAGGTATAACGTACACTTGTTCATTTGTTAATGGGTCAGTGTATATAAAACTACTTGATTGGTCAGATGAATCTCCACCTAATACATCAAAGTTAAATGGGTCGCTTTCTTTTAAGCTATCCACAGTAATGTACATCTTTCTTAACTTTGTTGGATTATTTCTAAGTAAATTTGTCCATGTTTTTGCTATCTCTTTATGTACTTCAGCGAATGGAAATAATAACTCTAATCCTTCAGAGAATTGTGAACGTCTATTAATGTCATATAAAAGTTCTTGTACATCTGTTAAAGCAAATGATTTTGCTAACTCATCAAACTGTGTAAGAGCATCTTCTGTTATGCCTCCAACAGTTCCTGGAGTATTTTCTAATCTTTTAATTATTTTTCTATCGACTTTAGCTTTTCTTGCTTGTATTAATACTTTTTGTAAAGCCCTAGGTTCTAATCCATTTGCTGCATCTGCAACTCTTCTCCAATAAGATTGTTTAAATGCAGGAGACCTTGATAATTTATTTGTAGGTGCTGACATAAATAAATCAAATAAAGCATTGGTTGCTTTCACAGACTTATCTATTACTACATCTCCTAAGGTATTAGTTTTATCCATACGTCTTGATACTTTTACAACTTCAGGACCACTTTCTACGTGTCGTGTTAGCTCTTTCACTAATGCCTTGTAGTTATCGTCTGACATTGATTCTCCGACTAACTTTATTCTTCTATATTCTTCAGGCTGTCCTGCTGCAGATTTTAAGAAAGATACTTCTTGTTTTGCAATACCTTCGATATAATCTTCTGATTTTCTTAATTCGTCAACTTCGTAATACACACGCAGAGGTAAACCATCAGGGTCTACACTGTTTTTATAAACTACATTCTTTGGTATCTCTATTTTTTTACCATCTACCTTTATATACTTTTTAAAAGTACCTCCTGTTTTATCTACAATCCTAGCTTGTATACTTTCAAGATACTCTAAAGTTCTGTCAACTTCATTTCTAATTTGCTGTCTTGTTGGTCCTGATATTAAATCACCTGAGTCTACCCAGTCTAAAAATGCTTCGTATAGTTCATCGCCTTTGTTTGAATCATTTGTTAAATGTTTAGCTAAGTCTTCTAAGTTTGTAAACTTCTTATTACTTCTTGTCATTATTTGTGCTATAGCTACTGCTAAATCGTCATTAGCTAGTTGTGTTAGTTCCGTAGCCCAACCTTGTGCATATCTACTTCTTGAAGCAGGTTCACCTAAAGCAATTTCTTTTCTAGCTACATCATAAAACCTATCTATGTGTGTCGACTTTCTCATGATTAATCCTTGAGAACCTTTAGACATAGCCATTTTATGTATTATAGAATTTGCTATATCTGTACCAAGAACATCTTTACCTGCTTTATTTCTGAATGCATATGCAAATAAAGACCAAGGGCTTGTCCACATATTGCCCATATCTGCTGCATACATACGTAACTGCTCTTCTGAGATTACTCGTGCAGTCCATGCAAATCTTAATAACTGTAAAGGCTTCCAGGCTTGGCTTACAACATTGTTTGCGAATCTTGTAACAGCAGTATTAACTAATCTTATGTTTTCAGTTTGTGTTTTATCTACTCTATAAAACAACCTAGCTATACCTTGTGTCAATGCGTTACTAGATATATTTCCTGCATTAGCTGCACTTTGTATCATGTCAGCTTCATCTAGCTGACTAAATATACTTAGTAACTCACCGTCAAATCTTGTAGGTGGTTCTTTACCTATTATGTCTGCATAAGCCTGATATAAATTGTATCTAGCATCTTTTTGTGCTTTCTCTACATATTTTCTAAAATCTTTTATATCACTACGCTTTTTTAAAGTAGAGTAATCAGGGTAATCCCAACCTGCTAAAAATTCTGCAAACTCTCTGTTTTCTCTTGCTGCTATTGCATAATCGTCATCTAGCATATCATCAACTACTTTAAATAATTTATTCTCTTTATTTAATACTTGTGGCAAGTCAATACGATTCGGTGCAAAAGGTAACCTACTTAATCCTGTAAGTCTATATAAGTTGTTTCTAAATTCTCCAAGTATTCTATACACTTCACGCATATCAGGTAAAGGAATATTACCTGTTAACATCTCTGTCATTAACTGAGCTGTTGGTTGTGCGAACTCTAAATCACCGTCATAGTATCTCATTAAAAAATCTTCTATAGCAGCATTGTCACCTTTAGACAAGAACCCTTCAAGTTCATCTACATTTCTTTGGGCTGTAGCTGAGCGAGCTGCAGATGCACCAGGTTTTTTTGATTTAGCTCCTGTAAATCCTACATCAACTACTTCATCTCCTACTAGAGATACCCAGTACTTTCTTGACTCTCTAACTTCAGCCATAAACTTTGTAATTCCACTAGATACTTCTTTACCAAAACCTTTAGCTACCATAAGTTTATTTAATTCGGTAAGTATCCCACCTGGTTCTTCTTTACTACCAAGAAGTAAGTTATACATTTCTTCAGTAATTCTTATACGAGAATATTTTCTACCTTCCACTATTCCTTGTTGTATTGCTGCATTACTGTCAATAAGTTGGTCATACAGTTTTTCTTTTTGTTTTGTTGAGAATGGTAAAGCAGAAATTAAATCTTCTATTTGCCTGTAACCTACAGTGTGAGAATAAACATTTATATTTCCTGGTGCTACAGTTTTAAACAATCTAAACATAGGATTGTCTGTTGCTTTACGTTTTATAAGAGCACCTACTCCTAAAAAGTCTCCCATGTCTGATAAGTCAATTTTTCCTCCATCATCTAAACTTTTACCATTTCTTCCAAATAATTTTCCTGCTTTCCTAGATACACCACCCCTAAAAGTAAAACTATATGGGTCTAATCTTTTAGTAATATTTCCCATTCTTACTTCTTTAGCAATTATGTCACCAATTTCTGCTGAGCTCTTTGCTCTAAGTATTGCACCTTTAGTAGCAGGAGATACATCAGGAACTAATTTAGCTACGTCTTCATATTTCATTCCACCTGATTTAATATTTTTGTATAAGAACTCATATATTTTTCGCCCTTGGTTTAAATGCCACTCTTCAAAAGATGTTTTATGTACATTAGGATTTAATTTTCTTACTAATCCTGCAGATGCTTTAGATATGTCATATCCGTCAGGACCTATGTAGTTTTGTATCTTACCTGATTTATAATCTTTGTATACTTTGTTGTTAAGGCTTTTTTCATAAATCTTAGTAAGGTCATCTTGTAACTTCTCTAATTTTTTATCTTTATAATTTGAATCTGCCCATCTTTTTTTAGCTCTAACAAGGTTAGTATAATCTTGCTGTACAGTTTTTGATGTACCTTTACCTATGTAATTTAATGCGTGTTCTGCTTCATGAGCTAATACAAAATCAACAGCTTCATCTGCAGAATCAAAAGTCCTTAATCTTTCACCCGTGTCTATTTTTTTGAAACTAAAACGACCATCCTTTGTACGAAATTTTTTACGAGTTTCTAGCATATTTACACCAGTAGTAATAAATTTACCGTTTTCTTCATATATTCTTGGGTGTTTATATTTTCCATATTTATCAGGGTTTTTATTTACTAATTCAATCCATTCATCTCTTGTTCCTGGATGCAACAACCTGTCTCTATCAAGAACTATTACATCTCCTCTTCTACCACTTCCTTTGTATTTAACAGGTAAATTTTCTTTTCTAATTGTAAAGATACCACCGTAAACACTTCTTTCTGGAACATCAAATGAACCAACTGCACCTTTATTTAGTGCTTCAAAATATGCTTTATCACTAGCGTCAGGGTCCTTTGGGTTAAATTTAACTTCTAGTTGTTTACTATCTTCTGTAATTTTACCTACTGTTCTCGCATCTGCAGGTTGAGCAACTGCACCTTCTTTAGCTTCAAATGGACCTCTAACTAATTTACCATCTTTATCTTTTAAATACTGAGCACCTTTCATACCTCTTTCTTTAGCAAGCATGTTTAACTCATCAAAAGTGTATTGTTTTTGTGTTAAATACAAATCTCCAACATCTACATATCTAATTAACTCTTTTCCAGGATTATTTGGGTCTTTAACATATACCTTTTGATATGTGTCTGAACTAAGTACTCTTCTAGCTTTTGCCATACCAGGATTTTTTGTTGCTGTGTAAAATGTTTTTCCTGCTTTAGTAGCTTTATTTACCCAAGCACCTGCTAAGTTCGTAGGGTCAAGACCTAATGTAACTACACCATCAATTAATCCTGAAATAAATTTATATCTATCAGTTCCTGGTGTTGCAATGTTTACAGCAGCTACTCTACCTGGACTAACTACTACACCTTTGTACAAATTATTTTCTACTCTATCTCTTTCTATTTGTGTAATAGGTTTACCTAATTGTTCTTGTATTACTTTTTCTATTTGTTCTAATTGTGAAGGGTCTTGTATTGTAGATGCTATTTCTTTATAAATATCAGTATCCCTAGCTAATGTAGAATTACCAAAAAATCCTTCTCCTAAATTTACTTTTTCACCATTTACAAGTTGTCTTATTGCCATACCTGCTTGTGTAGGACCTAGTTCTTTTATATTTTGTCTATATTGTTTACCTAATCCTACAGAATGAAACATAAGGTCGTCACCCACTCCGAAAAACAAACCACCAAACATAGCAGCATAAGCAGCAAAAGGACTTTTACCTGCTTCTGTTAATGTTTTAACTCCTGCTTGAAATGGTCTTTTAACTAAACTCTCTGCTAAAGAATCCATACCTACAAATGCAGAACGAACAAGTCCTTTACCAAAGTTTCCTGCTTTTTTTAAAAGGCTTTCAGACTGTTCTGCATCCATCTCCATTTGTCGCCTTACAAGTGAAAGTAACTCAGGGTTGTCATCAGTAAATCCCATTAATGACGTACCTAATAATACGTCACGTGATAATTGATTGCCATACTTATTAGTTATGGCTTCAAAGTTTTCTCCTAAATCTTTTTGTGAAGATAAAGTTTCTCTTATAGCTTTGTATTGTTTATCTCTTGCTTGACGATTGTTATAACTGTTTAGCTCTAAATCAACTGGCTCAAATCCAAATATTCCCATATTACCTCATCATTGCCGTTGCTTCTTCGCTACCTCCCAGTAAATCATTTATTGCAGCTAATAGAGCATTAGTCCTGTCAATACCCTCAGGTTTTTCTACTTCAAATCCTGGTACTGTTGGTAATGTATCTTTAATTTCAATATTAGGTCTATCCGTTCCTCTAAATACATTTCCTGCTAATGGACTCATTTGTGGTGGTTGTTCGTTAACAGGTTCTATTACAGCAGCAGGTTCTGCTACTGGCATTGTCTCTGCTTCTAAAGGTTGTGCTCTAAGTAATCTTTCTCTTTCAGCAGAACCTTCACCTCTTTGTGCATCTATAGCAAATGCCTTTTTATTACCTCTTGTCATCTTCTATCCATACCATTTGTAATTTTCCATAACCTGGAACATAAATAATTGTAAGTCCATCCATGTTACTCCATTCGTTGTCATAGTCTTCTCTTTGATATTCTGCTAACTGGTCATTTAAGTACAGTTCAGCAACATCTAGTTTATTTACTTCCCATTCTTCATTCATTACAATTTCGTGAAATCTTCTATTGGTTCTTTCAAAGTCTAATGGCTCAGGCATTATTGACCTCCTAATGGTGCTTGTTGTAATGCCCCTTGATTAATTAATCCTAATACTTCTTCAGGGCTTGGTGGTTGTCCTCCACCTGGTTGTGGTGGTGGTCCACCTGCACCTGCCATTTGAGCCATAGCTTGTTCTTGTGGACTCATTTCAGGTTCTTCGGCTGTAAAAAACTTTTTAAGTATTGTACCCATTGAATTTGGTTTATTATAAATATCTACTAAAGCCATCTGAGCTTTACTTTCGCCTTGACTAGCTTGTGCTAACAATGAATCAAACATAACACTTTCTGCTTTATCTTTAGTAATACGTTCATTAATAGCTTGTAAATCTTCTAAACCATCCATTTCACGTTGCATAGTTTGTTTATCTATAATACCTGCTTGTAGCAACTGTAGACCTGTAACAACTTTGCTAGCCTCATCAAATGTAGCCATAGCTCCATATTTACGTCTAGTTAGGTAGTTACCTGCAATATCTTTACTAGGTGTATAGTTTTCAGCAAATGCTGAACCACGTAGTGTTCCTACCAATGGTTTACGTTTATTTAAAGATAGTTCATCAAACTCTAATCTTTTGTAATCTAACTCTTGAATAGCATTCTGTAAAACCATATGGTATTCGTTTACCATAGCACCAATACCTGCTTGTAATTCTTCTAGTCCTCTACCTGTAACAAAGCTATTAGGTGAAATAGCATCATCACTAACTGGATAACCTGCAACAGTTCTAAGATGTCTTTCTATTCTTGATACTGATTCAAACAACTGATACGGCAAGTTATTGACTGGTTTAATTACTTGAGAACCAGGAGTAAGGTAATTTATTGCATTTCTACCTTTTCTGTACTGTCCTGATTCAATTTCACCAACTATGTTAGTTTCTGTAAATACTGCATCTTCCATTGCAATTACTGACATAACGTTAATCTTTGCCATTGCAGACATTAAACCTATAACTTGGTCAAACTGTCCTTGTATTTGGTCAAAAGAATATCTCTTAGCACATACAAAAGATGGACCTGATTGTAATGGGTTAGGTACAAAATCTACAATTTTATTAGATGCAACGTGTACAATGTATGTTCCTTCAGGATTTATGTATTCAACAACAGTTTCGCCATTGTCATTAGAATTTTCCCATGAACCTTCTTGACCATAGTTTGTATATATACCTGTTGTAAAACCATACGGTTCTTGTACTTCTTCACCTTTTTCAGAAAAATAGCTTTTAAGTTCAGGATACATTCTTACTAATACATCAGCAGGAATAGTTCTAATAGTTACTAACTCCTCTGCCATCTGATTAGCACCTTGATAACCTGGAAATGTCATGTATGGGTCACGTAGTTCTGCTACTGGATATACATTGCCCTGTGGGTCAGTCTTACTTGTAATAACCCAAACGGCAAAACCATATCCTGGTAACCATCTAGCTACTTGTGGTAGTTGTAAATCTAGTTTTTGAAACTGGTCATATGATGTAACAATACGTTCTAATTTATCTTTTTTAGTTTTGTTTCTTTCACTATCTCTAGGGTTTGTGATATGTACATCTAAAGAAGGTATTCTACCTATTTTCTGTGCAAGTCTATCTAAAGCTGAAAGCAATAAGTTAGGAGCAGGTAAATTATCTGCATTTGCATTAGTCATTGATTGACCTAATAATGCTTTTATTCCGTTTTCACCACCGTTGATAATTGCACGAAACCTTGCTCTATCAGGCAGTGCTTCATCATGCATCTCTTTTAAAAATCGAGTTCTATCTAATATATCTTTAACTAACATTTATCTCCATGGAGCGTCATTCCATTCTACTATATCAAACCCATCATAGCTAGGTATGTAGTCAATTCCTATATCAGAGTAGTGTGCTTTTTGCAACTTACGCAAAACCTTAATCGGAAACCAACTAGCCATAACTATATCAGATTTATAAACATTTTTTCGTTTTGCTGAGAAATAAGATAATTGTTTTCTATACATCTCTGCTTTAACCATAGATTCTGTATTGCCATATGGTAAAATTATTAGTTTGTCTTGAAACATAGGTGCTAGTGTCGTAACTCCAAAATGACTATCCCATTTATTTTTATAGGTTTCGTGACCTTCTAAGATAATTCCATTTCTATTTGCATATTCTTTTATACGTGGGTCTTGTCGTATTGCTTTTTGAAAGTTGTTTTCTTCTATAACCCAGTGATACAAATGATATTGTTGATGCCAGTCTTTAATAACTTTTAGTGCTTCTTCAATACCACCACCTTTATTGTTTTGTATATCTACCATTTGTAGTAGTTCATCTTCACCATCATCAAGTATTGCCCATAAGAAAGCTGCTTGATAACCTGATGCTGCAGGGTCTAAGCCTGCTACTAAGTAAGAGTTCTTTGGTATTTCTCCTACTACTTTATCTTTATGCATACAGTTAGTAATAGCTTCTAAATCAAAAATAGCAGCACCACCTTCACCTGGTCTGTTCTGATAAACCATTTCAAATCTTTGTAAACCACCTGTAGTCATAGCATCACGTTTTCTTGACATTAACCATTTGTATGTTCTAAATCCTGACCAAAGCATACAATCATAGTGTTCTTCTTCTTCTAGCTCAGGAATAGTACAACTAGAATCATGTGCTTCTTCTACTATTGTTTCCCATGCTTCTGATTCTACTAAAGAACTATACAAGTCATCAGGATGCTGTCTTGAACCAATAACAATAATTGCTGTGTGTTCCTCTTTACGTGATGCAAGGGTTGTAGTCCACCAGTTCTTTGTATTGTGTCTTGCACGTGGTTGTGCTGTAGATGCGTGGTCTTCAATGTCGTCTGCAATAATTAAGTCACAGTCACGAGAAAGTATCTTACCACCCTTACCTATACCAATCATTGTTGGTGATTTAATACCATGTACTGTCCTAGTAGATACAGTAAATCCATTTTGTGACCAAGACTTACCTGTTCTTGTTCTAGGCTTAAAGCTACCACCTGGTCCACAGAAGTCATCTTTTAAACCTTGATTAGATTCTAATGTATCAATAACTGATGACACAGAGTTCTTAGCTATGTCTTCGTTACCACCTACCCACATAATTCTTATATTAGGATTTTTCATAATACGCCATATAGCAAAATGTATAAGCAGTTCTGTTTTACCATGACGAGGTGGTGACAATATCATTTGTTGTCCACCTTCATCAATAGCTGTGTTTAATGCATTTATCCACTTTTCGTGAAATGGTGCAGTTTCAAATGGAACACCCTTCTCCGTTAAAAAATATCTATTTCTAAATTGTTTAAATGATTCTAATGATTCAATAGCAGCTTCAGGTACATCCCAGTCAGCTTGTGCTTTTTCTAACTCAACGTCTTCTTGATACGCAGCCATAAACCTAGAGATTTGTGCTTTACTAACTTTAAGTAATTGAGCAGCTTCTTCTCTAGTAATACTGTCTTGCAGTACTTCGTGAATAATTCCATCTTGTACGAACTTGTCATAAATATTCCCACGTCTAGCACTAGCTCTTCCATCTTCCGACTGAGTTTGTTTTTTAGGTTTTTTAGCTTTAATATTTGTTTTCTTTTCAGGAAGTATATAGACTTCACCATTTTGTTTAGCACGCCATTTCCTCTTGTCTATAAGTTGTCTGCATTTGTCTGAACAAAATTTTCTCTGACCCTTAGGTAATAAATTTGCACAGTCAGGAACTGCACATACTATATTTACCATTTGACTCTATCAGCCCAATAGGCTGCAGACATCTTTCCCTTTTTAATATTTTTTGCATGCCTTGCTTTAAAAGATTTACGCCTAGCTTTTTGTTTAGCAGATGATGGATTCTTACCTGCACCTGATACACCTTGTTGACCAAATCTAATTAGTTTAAGTTTATGACCTTCTTGAGCTAAAACAACATGTGACTTCTTAGGATGCTTAGGTGTACGTTTAGGTTTGTTAACACCTTTAAGTCCATGTTTTTTCAGTAAAGCCTTTTTACGATTAGCGTGTGACATTATTTCTTCTTCCTAACAGCTCTTGATTTTTGTACCTTTTTCAAATCTATGTATCGTCCTTCTTTATAAGCCTTAGCTGTAGCTCGAATCTCACGTGCCACAGAAGACTTAGAATTTTTTTTATTCTGTAAATACTTAGAAGGTACACCCTTCTCATACTTAACCTTACGCCTACTTCTTTTTCTTTTTGGAGGCACGTTTTTTACCTTTCTTCTTCAAATCATTATCTTGAGAATGTCCACCTTTAATAAAACTATTTACCCTACCCATAGCCCAAGCAGCCATACTAGCAGACTTACTACCTGAAGATAGATAAGCACCTTGACCTCTACGGTAGACGGCAGCCAACTGCGAATACGTATATTTTGAGTTAGCAGCTTTTTTCTGTAACGTAGCTTTAGTCTTTGCATTTATAGGTTTTCTTTTAGGTTTCTTTTTAGGAGCCATCAGCACCACCTTTCCACTTCTTACACCAAGCAAAGGACTGTACTGATGCCTTAAAAAGGTTACAGTACCCTTCTACAAAATGTGTACAGTTAGCACACTTTTGACTACCTTTAGGGTATAGT